GCGTTCTTGCAGCCAATCCCACGCTGCTAGCTGATGCGGTAGCTGCTTAAAGTGCTTTGCCGCATCGCGCAGTTGAATGATGCTCATTGATCAGACCAGGGGGATTTGATCTCCATTGCACCGCCTAGCTTGCGGCTTTCACCAGTTTGTAGCTCATCATCTGGCAATTCATGCACGATGACAGGCTTAGGCTGTTCTGGCTGTGTAGCGTGCCATGCACGCTCAGCATCATCAAGCCGACCAGGGAGCATGGTTTCAAACCACCACTCCCTAGCAGCTTGCTCCCAAGTTTTGCCTAGATCTTTTTTCCTTTGATCGCACGCAGTGCATGAAATACAAGTTGAACAATGCTGTTATCTTTTAACGGCGACAGCGCAATAATTTCAGAAGCAGCTGCAACCACAATCCAAAAAGCCGGATGTTGAAGGAAGTCCATAATTAGCGAGATGGTGGACGCACCTCCAGCTTAGAGACTCTTTGTTCAACGGTGTTAAGACGAGAGAAAAACTCTTTTCGGTCTTCCTTAATATCTGTGTGCAATACGTCTAGCTGTGTTGCTATGTGTTCCACGGCTGATGTAAGCCTGATAACAGCATCTCGCGCTTCATCGGACTTACGGGTAAAACCCATTGCACCCATTGCTGCCACTGATATAGAAGCGCCTGCGACAGCGGCGATAACCTCAATCATGACAGCAAAAGCTACATAGACAGGTTACTTGCCCTGTCCGCGCAAAAGTTTGCGAGTGCCGCGTGGTTTAGAACGTTTGCTGTTGCCTTGCCGCGTCAGCTTGGGTTTACCAGGTTGATGTTCGATGCGTGCGGTGCCGCTTTTGGCGCGTACTGCCATTTGTAAAAACCTGTAGGCGCTTTACTAATCTATCGACTGCTTTTGCCCAGTTCCTGCATAAGGTATTGTCGCAGCGCACGGTCTGATGGCGTCTGCTGTGGCTTAAGGTCGATCTCCAGGATCCGTAGCTTGAGCTGCTTCGCGTAATACTCCTCAAGCTGTGCTTTGACCTCAGCCGACTTGGCGTAGCGGGTTTCAACGGCGATGGTGGTGCCCACGATTGCTGTGAGCACCGCGATCACTGCGCCGCTAGTAGCCAGCCAGCGTTCCATCAATCATCACAGGGGTTGATCGCTACCAAACAATAAGCGAGGCCAACGCCAGCGCACCAAGCAGCGATAAAAAACAACCAAGTCATTGCGACTAGTGGGGGTGGCTAGATGTCAGGGAACGGCGCAGTTGGTGGGGTGAAGTTACTGGTGTAGCGAGCGACGCCTTTGGTGATTCGGAGGTCGTCGATGTAGCCGTTAAAATAATTCTGCAATGTTCTCTCTGTGCCAATTACCACGGGAGTTTCATCATAGTTGGTGGTATCAGAAACAGAAGATCCCACCGAGCCATTGATAAAAAGCCTGATTGTTCCACTGGACCTTGAAACCGAAACGTGCGTCCATTGATTCGAGCTTACTGATCCGCTGGTTACGCTACCAAACCACCGAAGTTTATTGGCGTTATCTAAGCCAAACACCCAGGATCCGGGATTTGTGTTTGGTGTGGCGACAATTCCCGGATCGGTAACGTTTGCCGTGTAAATCCACGCTTCAATAGTGAAGTCACCAGTACCAAATGCAAAATCTGGACTGGTCGCACTTAAGTAATCATTCGCCCCATCCAATGCAATACTTGCCCCGCCAAACTTGCTCTGCGTTGTACTTATCTGTGCGCCATTTGCAGGGACAACGCTGGTATTATTGCTGCTGCTATCAACAATCGTTGTGCTGCCGTTGGCGCCATCGCCATGAAGCAGTAGGGAGACGTTATTAAATAGTGGATCAACAGGACTCTTCTGTGCCCCCGTAATTAACCAGCTCATTTGATCACCTCCTCAGCAGTGGTAGTAACATCGTCTTGTGGGTGGGTCATGGGATAGCCGCTCCGAAGGCGTTGATTAGGTCGGTGACGCGAGCGTCAAGTAGGGCGAGGTCTAAAGATTCGCCGATGCTGTAGAAGGCGAGGCGGGCGTCAGCAAAACTATCGTAAGAACCAGTATTGCGACGACGAGCAAAAATACCTTGGTTTTGGTGAGTTACAGCGTATGAAGCAATGTTTGCAGTTTCATTAGATCCAGCACGTCTGTATAAATAATTTGAACTGTTGTTGCGAGAAACTCCACGAAATCCAATGGTCGTGGTGTCACTGGGCGAGAAAGTGGCTGTACTAACTTGGTACAAGCGAGAGAATTTTGCGGAAAGAAATGAACCGTATGCGATAGCATCGCCATACCCACCGACTACCGCTCCTGTTGTATCTACGACACTAAAGTACCCAGACATGTGGCAATTATCTTGCAGAGCCGTTGGGTAGGCATACTGACTATCCAAATACTTCGTACTCCCGTCTCCCACTAAACCCGTCTTCCGGTTGTAATCCCCGCTCACAAAGTTGTAACTGGTAGGTGCAGTACCAGCCAGCGGAACCAGCGCACCATTCAGCGTCCTAGCACCAGCGAGGATGCAACTCGCCTTGATCGCATTCCAAATCCCATCCGCCTTACACCCCAGCACAAAGTTATCAATCGCAATCTTGACCGGCTCCTCAAGAGCTTGGCCGTCTGCTGTTTCCACTGCAGTGATGTAAGCGGCAGCGTCAGGATCCATCGGCTGCCATGACTTCCGCAGCGTCAACTTCGTCGGTTCAGTAAGCGGGCTCATGGTATTGCTGCTCCAAATGCGGTGATGAGATTAGTGACGCGGCTGTCGAGAAGGGCAAGGTCTAGGGCTTCGCCGATGCTGTAGAAGGAGAAACGGGAAGCGGTAAAAGCATCAAACACTGTACCTGATTTTCGCGCAAAAATACCAGTACTATTGGCTGCAGGAGTTTGACTTGTGATGCTTCCCGTGTAATTAGTTCCAATAATTCTGTAAACAACTTGCGTAGAATTTAATCGTGCTACGCCAATAAATGTACTCGAATTAATAGGTAGGCTTGCTCCGTTTTGGGGAGTTTCCGCGTTGGCTCTACCAGATGTTGCGCCGTTGGACAGTGAGGTCAAACTGGTCTGCCCCGTGTTATCTACAGAGCTCTTCCTGGCAGCTGCAAATGCTTGGTTAGCATTACTTACCGTTGTAGCATAAACGCTTAAGTGTTTGCTATTCTGCGGATCAGCGTTATTGTTGCGATTACTGTCTAAATACTTAGTGCTTCCATCCCCCACCAACCCAGTCTTCCGGTCGTAATCACCAGCCACGAAGTTGTAGTTGGTAGGTGCTGTTCCCTTAAGCGGTACCAACGCTCCGCTCAAAGTCCTAGCCCCAGCAAGGATGCAACTCGCCTTAATTGCATCCCAGATGCCATCAAACTTACAACCAACCACGAAATCGTTGATCGCCTTGCCGACGCCAAACTCCAGCAGTTGCCCATCAGCAGCTTCTACAGCTTCGATGTAAGCGGCAGCATCAGGATCACTGACGCCATTGAAACTGCTGACGATGTTCAACGTCATACAACACCCCCATCAGCCATAGCAGTGTCAATGTCTACGAGGCTGGGGTCTGGGTCAGGAACCACGCCGAATAGTGTGCCGTCAGCATTGAACTGTGGATCCACAGGTCCGGTGTAGTAAGGACCAACCTTGTAGAGCTCAGCGCGTTGTCGGATCGTTTCGATCACGCTGGTCGTGAAATACTCCTCAGGAGTGGTGGCAGTTGTGCTGCCTTGCACCAAGACAAACTCAGCAGCCAGTGCAGGCAGCAGTTCGTCAGGAACGTCGATAGTGAATTGAGCCATGATGGTGTCCTCCAGAGTCAGGCTTTAATGACTGCGAAGCCAATAACAATGGCTTCACTAAGGCTGCCCGCAGTGATGTTGCGGACATTGATGGACGCTGATCCTGCTGCCGCTTGTGCATTGAGCAGGTAAGAGCCAGCAGTACCACCACTGACGTGGTTCAGCACCAGCAGATCAGTAGCAGTAATAGAAGTGTTGGTAAGCGTAAAGCTGACGGTAGTATCTGCAGCCAGTGCAGCACCGTTCATAGTGATTCGACCCGATGCACCGTTCAATGTGACGCCAGTGCTTTTGTTGGTGGCTTGAGTAACGGTGCCACCAGTGGAATAACCAAGGGTGCCAGCTGTGGAGTCATATACCGGACCACCGGCATATGCTCCGGCATTGTTATAGACAAGCTGCCCATTAGACCCCGCCACTAATGCGACGGTCCCAGTTGCATCTGGGATCGAAACAGTGCGATTCGCCGTGGGCGTGATCGTTTGCAGCGTGGTGGTGTAGGTGCCGCCGTCACTGAGGTTCACGTCCCCAGTAACGGTCATCACGTTGGTGGTTTTGTTCCAGGTCAGATCTGCGTCGCCACCAAAGCTGCTGGCGTCGTTGAACTGGATCTGCGTGTCGCTACCGCCAGGGGTGCCGCCACCACCGCCAGCCGGCGCGGCCCACGTACCATCGGCGCGAAGGAAGTTGGAGGTGCCTCCTCCACTCAATGGAGTCAGACCAGCATCAGTGCTGGTGAATAACGGAAGCGTGGCGTCTGTACCTGTGCTGCTCGCCAGCACACGAGTGTTCGCCGTGTAGGTCAGGTTGGTTGCAAACCGGCTGTCATCGCCAGCAGCGACAGTGCCTGCGGTAGTGCCTGTGTTCTTTGTCGCTGCGTCACCCAATCCAAGCGTTGTGCGCTGGGCTGCAGCATCGGCGTCATCGAGGAGTGCCTTACCTGCGGTTGTAATGTCTCCACCTAGCTTGCTTGTGCTGACAACGCCGCTGTCAATTGTCCAGGTAGCGCCTGAAGCGCTGACGGTAATATCGCCTTTGTCGCCATCGGTAATCCCGCCGCCACCACCACCAGCCGGACCCTGTACTCCAGGAACAGCAAGGGTTATTTGCGTGTTCTGCTGATCAATGACAGCAATTTGTACGTCAGCCATGGCTTAGATCCGCGAGTAGGTGGTCTGCACAGTCGCCACGCCCTTGACCCAATAGTAACGGGCACCACCTGCGCTAGTCAGACTTACGTCGTAGCCGTAACGGCCTGGGTCAAGTCCAACACTAGTTGCCGGCGCTAATTCCAGCG